CTGATGCTCGTATTGCAGAAGTTGGTGCAGGAGTAGCACATAAAGTCTCTGTTGGCGTAGTGACTAACGCGTAATGGCTTTACAGACTTCTGGGGTAATAGATTTTGGCCAACTCCAAAGCGAGTTTGGTGGATCAAATCCTATTGGCATTAATGAGTACTATAGAGGTGGCGCTAATGTACCCACAACAGTAGGTACTGCGGCCGGTGCGTGGTCCTCCTACGGCCCGAATCATGTAAACTATGCGTTGATTGTCTCAGTCGCGTCTAGTGGTGGCGCCACCACCTATACTATGAGGTGGGTTGGTTCAACAATTTATGCTGTAAGCTCAACTAACCCGCACAACTCGTCATTAATAACAGGCGCAATTGGTGGGTATGATTACCAAAGAGCTGCTACTGCTTGGACTATAACCTACCCGGGCAAATATGGAACACACACAACTTACTATTATGCCCAGAGACGAAGAGTCACAGGTTCTAGTGTCACAGTAAATACTGGTATCCCAGCTAGTGGTACAATATCTATGAATCAATTTTACGGTGGAAGGAATACATGAGTTATACAGTTAGTGAAGTTAACACAATTGATTCTACTATATTTGAGTCTTTATTTAATGCTTCTTACGATAAAATGATAGCAGGTACCATGGATTGGGGTATGCTAGGACAGAACTTGACAACAAAAGCTCTTAGAATGGAAGCGATGAAAACTAGATTTGACCAAACTGCATCTGCTGATATTAGTAATTATAAAGCCATCCTATGGGAAAAAGATGGCACGGCGATACAATACGCTATTGCCTTAATTGAGCCACAACAAGATGAGACCGTAGTTCCTTTGTATCTTACTTACGATTATAATTTAGTAGGGCCTGATGCTAATGATTCTAGGGCGTGGATATATGATGCAGATTATGTTACAGCATCTAGGACATTTTTCCTAGACTCATATAGTGTTGTAGGTTATAAAATAGGTTGTATTAAAAATCAGTCATTATATAACTACCACACAACGAAACCAGCGGCACCATATTATACTGTCACTGAAACTGATACATCAATTGATGGTAATATTTTAACTACATTAAAATTCACCTATAGTTAAGTGTAGAAATTGTAGCCTTATAAATAGAATATAGACCCGGGAATATAAAAATGGCAAAACCTAATTCAAGAAGCACCTTAATAGAATACTGTCTAAGATCGCTTGGCGCTCCAGTAATTGAAATTAATATAGACGACGATCAATGCGATGATAGAATTGATGAAGCCTTACAGCTGTATCAAACATATCATGCAGACGCTATTGAAAAGGTTTTTCTAAAGCACAAAATTACTGGGAGCACATTAACGCTCTCTACTGCTACTGCCGCTAACTTTACTGTAGGCGAGATTATTACGGGTAGCACTTCTGGGGCTACTGCAGTTGTGCATAAAGACTCAACTGGTTCGTCATTAGTATACACAGATTTAACGCACCTAGATGAAATTGCATTTCAAGCCGAGACTATTACAGGCGCTACTAGTGCTACAACTGCAGTAGTATCTTCTATAACTGTCGGTGATATTCAGAATAAGTATCTGCCAATTAACAGTTTAGTTACTGATGTTGTTCAGATACTTCCTCTTACTGCCACTTCATCTTCTGCAAGTCTATTTGATGTGAAATACCAGATACACTTAAATGATGTATATTCATTAGGGTTCTTAGGATCACTGGTTGATTATACTATGACCCAACAATGGCTATCTTTGCTAGATTCAATTGTTAATTCTGGTACAAAACATATCAGTTTTGACAGACATAAGAACCAACTTAGGGTTGACATGAATTGGGATGCCGAGGTTGTCATTGGTCAGTATGTGGTAGTTGAGTGTTATAGAATCATAGACCCCACGTCATATGCTGATGTGTATAATGATTACTTTTTAAAGAAATATGCTACAGCACTTATTAAACAGCAATGGGGTCAGAACCTATTAAAGTTTGAGGGTATGCAAATGCCGGGTGGTGTATCATTCAATGGCCGTCAGCTATTTGATGATGCCAAAGAAGAGATTACCAAACTCGAAGAAGAGCTAAGATTGAATTGGGAACAACCCGTTGATTTCTTCATAGGATAAACAATGCCAAGAAATGTATACTTTTCACAGGCCGTAAAATCCGAACAGAACCTTTACGAAGACCTGATAATAGAATCGCTAAAGATATTTGGCCAAGATGTCTATTATATACCCAGAACTCTAGTTAATAGAGACACTATTTTAGGCGAGGACGCATCCTCGGCATTCAATGATGCCTATATGATTGAAGCATATATTGAAAATCAAGAAGGTTTTGAAGGTGCCGGTGACTTATATTCCAAGTTTGGTTTAGAGATCCGAGATGAAGCTACGTTTGTTATATCCAGATCTCAATGGAATAAATTAGTAGGCCTATGGAATAACACGGTATCAAGCATCAAGCCTATGGAAGGTGATATTCTATTCCTTCCGATGACAAATAAATTCTTTGAAATTACATTTGTTGAACACGAACAACCATTTTATCAGCTATCTAACCTACCTGTTTATAAACTCACTTGTGCATTGTTTGAGTACTCTGATGAGGACTTTGAAACGGGTAATACATTAATAGATGATTTATCGCAGAATGAAGCATATCTAACCTCAGTAGATTTAACAGTAGTTGGTGGAGCTCATTTTGTTAGAGGTGAACTTGTGTCACAGATCGTTGCGGCTGGCATTGTAGTTACAGGTGAAGTTGCTACTGTGACTAAAATTTCGGATGTATCTGCAACAGTGAGTATATCAAATATCGGTGTTACCGGCAGTTCTGGTAGCATGACAGAGTTTATGGTATCATCCACTGTAGGATTAGTGGGAGCCGAAAGTGGTTCTACTTGCTATATAACTAAGTTATATGATATTGCTGATACTACTAACACCTTTGCTAATGATGGTAATGCGCAGAATGTGCAATTTGAAATAAGCGGAGACTCATTCATAGACTTCTCTGAATCAAATCCATTCGGCGACCCTTCGGAGACTTATTAATGTTTGGACAGCACTTCTACCACTCAACCGTAAGAAAGGCTGTAGCAGTCTTTGGTACACTCTTTAATGACATTAATGTCTTAAGGACTAAAGCAGATGGCTCTATTATAAGTCAACTTAAAGTACCTCTTGCCTATGGCCCGAAAGCTAAGATGCTGGCTAGAATAGATCAAGCTACTGGTTCAGATTCATCTATGGCTATTAAATTGCCTAGAATGGGCTTTGAGATAACTAGTTTGGAGCTCGATTCTACTCAGAAACTAGCCAAGAGGAATGTAATAGTTGAATCACATGCATCAGATGCTACTAAGAAGAAGACTATTAAACATCAGGTTGCATATAATATTAACGTATCGTTGTATATCCTAACTAAAAACCAAGATGATGGACTACAAATTGTAGAGCAGATACTTCCATACTTCCAACCAGAATATAACCTAACCATTAATCCAGTAAGTGGGTTTGCATATAAACAAGATGTGCCCATAATTCTTACAGGTGTTACAATGAGCGATGATTATGAAGGTGACTTTGTTACCAGACGAGCTCTTATATACCAGTTAGACTTCACTATGAAAATGAAATTCTTTGGACCTACGGGTAATCAGGGTGTTATTAGAACAGTGAATATTGATCTGAATGGTAACTCAGGTGGTTCTGACATATTAGAAGAAATGGACTTTGCTATTACACCCTCGTCGGCAGATGAAGATGATAACTATACGGTAACTGTGACAGTCACTTAATTGGTATGATAAATATGATGAATAAACAAGAAAAACTAAAAGCCTCTCTGGGCAAGAATTTGCCCTCAGTCCCTATTGATCAAACTCTAGTTGACAATAAGGAAATCAAAGATGACTATGAATTCTCTCGGAAGACCTATAAAGATTTAATAAACACTGGCGTCGGATCTTTGGATGTTCTTGCTGAACTGGCAAGAGAATCTGAACATCCCCGAGCATTCGAAGTACTATCACAAGCAATAAAGAACATAGGTGATACTACTGATAAGCTAATGGCTCTTCAAAAGAATAAGAAGGATTTAGCCGTAGAGACTAAAGCCGAAGAAAACGCTAAAAGAATAACCAATAATAATGTGTTTGTTGGTAGTACTACCGATCTACAACGGATGCTACTAGAACCTGAAAAAGTGATTGATGGCGAAGTTACGGAATAGCGAGTTTGGATATCTAGGTAATCCCAATGTAAAGCGGGACGGAGTCGAAACCGAATTTACCATAGATGAAGTCCGAGAATACAAGAAGTGCATGAATGAGCCTGCATACTTTGCTCGCACGTATCTAAAAGTTATCTCTCTTGATAAAGGTTTAGTACCCTTCACTTTATATCCTTATCAAGAAGAGATGTTTTCGCACTTTGATGATAACCGATTTTCCATTGTATTAGCATGTAGGCAGTCAGGTAAATCCATATCATCGGTGGGTTACTTACTGTGGTTTGCATGTTTCCACCCCGAAAAGAATATTGCTATACTTGCTAACAAAGGTGCTACCGCTAGAGAAATGTTGGCCAGAGTAACATTAATGCTTGAAAACCTACCGTTCTTCTTGCAGCCAGGATGTAAAGCTCTAAATAAAGGTAGTATAGAATTTTCAAATAACTCCAAGATATTGGCCGCTGCTACTAGTGGGTCATCAATTCGTGGTCTATCTATCAACCTTCTATTCCTTGACGAGTTTGCCTTTGTTGAGAATGATGCTCAATTCTATACATCTACATATCCCGTAGTGTCGTCTGGTAAGGACACCAAGGTTATTATCACATCTACTGCTAACGGAATTGGTAATGTGTATCATAAGAT